AGGATAAGGTAAGGAGGTAGCAGTATATGAGCGATCATTTACAGATGGATAAACTTGATAATGAAATCGAGGAAATGGAGAAAGCATTTCTTGGAACTACTGATAACGATTCAACTTCCAAGAAAGAAGACAAAGAGGAGAAGGCAGACGATCAAAAGTCTTTCGAAGACCCTGCTGATAAGGAAGCACTCAGTCTCGAAGCGAATGAAGATCCTGCCAAGAAAGAAGAGGAACCAAAAGAGAAACAGAAAGCTCCCAGGAATGATTGGAAAGGACGCTATATCTCTTTACGAGGGCACCATGATGCATTGGTGTTTGAACTTAGGAATGAAATCAGTTATCTGAAAGACCAAGTTGTTGCTATTAATAAACAAGCTAAGGCTTCAGAACCTGATAAACCTAAACCAGTAGACTTTACTGATACTCTCACTAAAGCAGAGAAAGATATACTTGGCGATGAAGCAGTTGCTGCTCTTGCTAAGATGACACAGAAAGCTACTGAATCTGCAGTTGCTCCACTTCAGCAAAGATTGGATGAGGAAAAACAGCAGCGTATGGATAGAGAAACTAAAGAAGCACAGGATAATCGAGTGCAAGCTCAGAATATCTTCCTTCAGAAGTTGGGACGACTTGTTCCAGATTTGAGCACTATCGATATGGATCCTAAGTTTAAAACATGGATGGATGAATTGGATCAGTACTCAGGGCTCCCGAGAAAAGACTTATTTAGAAGAGCTGAAAGAACTGGTGATGTAGCCAGAGTTGCTGAATTCTTTGTTCAATATAAGAATGCAATAGCTTCTCCTAAAAAAGCAGATCCTCTTGCTAAAAAAGTAACTCCAACCGGTGAAGGGTCAGGTGAAGCTGCTAACCAACAAGAAGGTAAAGGCGAGATTATAACTATGGCTATGGTGAATCGCTTTTATAGCGAACTAGCCAAAGGTAAATATAAAGGAAAACAGAAGTTGGTCGATCAGACAGAAGCCGATATTGAAAAGGCTTATCTCGATGGCCGGCTCAGATAACAGGAGAACAAGACAATGGCAAGAACTAATTTACTCAATGCTGGTGATTATTATGGTGCTGGCCCTGGCGATGACCAGTATGGATCTGCAGCTGCAGGTAAGGTAATCCCTGCACTGTTTAGTAAGAAAGTACTTCGTAACTTTTACAAAGATACATTTTATAATGATATCAGTAATACCGATTACGAGGGTGAGATTAAAGGTCAGGGAGACACTGTGAATATTCGTGCAACTCCTACGTTGAGTGTAGGTGACTACAATATCAACACTGATATCACCTATGAAGTCCCTGTATCTACTGCACTGCAGTTGGATATTGATCAGGCTAAATACCTGGCTTTCAAGATTGATGATATTGATAAGGCGCAGACCGACCTGGCGCTGGTTAATATTTGGGCCCAAGATGCTGCTCATCAGCTTCGTATTGAAGTAGATCAGAACGTCCTGGCTATCCTTGAAGCTGGTGCCGCCGCCACTAACCTGGGTGCAACTGCTGGTGCTATCTCCGGTAACATTAACCTTGGTGCTGCTGGTTCCGCTATCTCCATTACTTCCACTAATGCAGTCGATAAGATTGTTGAGATGGGTCAAGTATTGGACGAAGCAAATATCCCATCCGAGGGTCGTTGGCTGATCGCTCCTGCATGGTTCTGTGCTCTCCTGAAGTTGGGTGACTTGAAACGTGCTGACCTTACTGGTGACTCCACTGGTGTCATCCGGACTGGTCTTATCGGTCAGATAGATCGCTTCATGATCTATCAGTCCAATAACCTGCCGACCTCTGCAGATACTGGCACTAAATACCATGTCTTTGCAGGAACCAAAGAGGCTATGACCTTCGCATCTCAGATCACTAAGACTGAGACTTTGCGAATCCAGGATAACTTCGGTGAGTACTGGAGAACCTTGATGGTCTTTGGTCGCAAGATCGTACAGCCTACTGCCTTGAGCGAACTCTATTGCGTTAAAGGTTAATATAAACTAAATCTATGGGAGTCTTTTCAGATTGAAGGGACTCCCATACTTGTATTAAGGGGAGAGTATTATGGGAAAGATGAGAAAGAAGGTAACGGGCAAATGGGTAATCGTAAGACGTATTCATAGAGGTTTAAATGGTGGTGCGATTGGTAAGATGGAAGAGCACAAGTATGAAGCTCTTATTAAAGAGTTTGAGTTACTGAAGCGTGGTACCTATAAATCTATTATGATGACAGACTTAAAGCAGTTCGAAGAGAAAGAAGAGTTGACTGCTAAAGATATCTCAGATCTTCAGAGTGATCCAAATACAATTATCATGGATCTTAAAACTAAGGATAAGTAAAGACTATGAACTTCCTGGAGCTGGCACAAGAGACAAATACTTTCATGGGTTTCCAAGGATCTATCACAGCCATAGCCAATGCTTCAGGTTATCAGGCACGCCTCATTCAGGAAGTTAAGAGATCTTGGATTGATATTCAAACTGAACGACCTGAGTGGGCTTTCCTAAGAAAGGTAGTTAATTTTAATACTGTTGCTCTAACTGATGAGTATTCATTAGCAACAATCTTTGATACTTCAGATCATGACTTTGGTATATGGGAGACAGACTCTATTATCTATGACTATCGACTTCTAAAGTATCTTGATTATAACTACTTCCTTACACTAGATAATAGTATAAGTACTGGTAATGCACCAAGTGGTTACACTATTCATCCACAAAGTAAAACACTCATTCTTATACCTGTGGATGATGTATATGAAATTAATGCAGGATATTATAGAACACCACAAGAACTTTCAGCTGATGACGACAGACCACTGATGCCCTCTAAGCATCACTGGGCTATTATTTATAAAGCTGCCATGGGTCTTTCTGCATTCATTGGTAATCAAACTCTTCATCAAGATGCTTCTTTCAACTATGCTAAAGCATGGGGTAATCTAATGAGAGATGAGAATCCTGCCAAAAGAGTTATAATGAGGCCAATTGTATAATGAGAATACCACGGTTACAACCATTAGCAGTTCGAGATAAGACAATCAAATTCACTGGTGGTCTTAATGAAGAGGCTGCACGACTCCAATTGAAACCTGGAGAGTTACAAGAGTGTATCAACTATCATGAAGTTGCCGGCACATATAGTGGATATTCTTCTGTTCAAGGATATGAGAGATATGATGGACAAACTGCTCCTTCCAGTATAAGTGGAACTGAAGAAGATGATACCGCAAGAGAAGCAGCAAGAGTTGCTATAGGTGAAGTCACTGGTGAAGATCCTCTTCTTGGTCTTGGCTCTTTTGATGATAAAGTACTTGCATTTAGAAATGCTGTTGGCAGTGCCACGGCAGAGATGTGGCTAGCTTCTGTCTCAGGTTGGACTCAGACAGGGATTGGGGGTACTGCTAACAACTTTAATCCAGATGGATCTATTGATACAGTTGAAGGAACTTTTGCTGATTACGAAGGTGGAGTAAAGCAATTAATTATCGTAGATGGTGTTAGCTATCCTAGAATATGGAACGGCACTACACTTACAAAGATTAATAGCGCATATTTACCTAATCCAGAGACTGGCGGAGACGCTCCTTCTCTCTGTGGTATTTATAATCAAAGACTCTTTCTGGCTTACCAAGATTATCTTTACTTCTCTGAAGTTGGCGATCCTACTACCTTTGATACTGCAACTGAAGCTGCCGGTAGATTATGGATTGGCGATACAATAACAAATATTGTTGAAGCACCAGGGAATGTTTTAGTAATTATCTGTAAGAATAAGATCACTATTCTTAAAGGTAATGATTATGATGCAGAGCTTCTTCAATGGGTTCCTCAAATTGAAGAGTTTAGTAGAAATAGCGGTGGTAAATTAAAGAGTGCTCAAAGATTCATGGGTGATATCTACTATGCTGATGAAGAAGGTGTAACTACTATGACATCTACGGATACTTATGGAGACTTTAATAACTCTGTTGTATCTAATAAAGTACAGAAGACTTTACTATCCAGAAAGGAGTTAATCACAACTTCATTGGTTGATCGTCATTTGAATCAATATAGA